TAGGGTATATGTCCGCTCATGGTTGATCAATCGCTTATCCTCTTGGGTGAGGATGGCCGAGGATTTCCAGATCATGTTCGGCGATGGAACGGGGGATAACCTGAAGGGTATCACCAAATACGATGGCGTTAAATGCGTATCCGATATCATAACCGACGCGGTTGTCAGCGGAGAGGCCGGATCTATCAAGGGAGCGAGAGGCTACAATGGCGGAAAAGCCACTATCGTGGAGTTTACCAACCCGCAGGACAAGATCGTTGACGGCCAGAAGATCAAGATCGAGGGCGTAACCACATTCACGGACCTGAACGGAACTTTCGATATCCATAAGATGAACGATCGGGAGATCATGGTAGATGTGGCTTTCACGGCTTCCGGCGTATTCACCGCCGCTACCTTCGAGGTTAAGAATAATTTCTTCAACACCGTCGCATCCCCGAACCTAGGGGACGCTGTCAAGGCTATCTTCGGTGTCATGACGTACGCTGAGTATACCCCGAATATGATCGCCATGAACCCATCCACCTTGTTTGAGATCGAGACCTTGAAGGACACGTCGGGGCGGGACTTGAATCTCGTGACGTTGGTGAACGGCGTGAAGTACGTGGCCGGAAGACCCGTTGTCGAGACCACTTGTATCATGCCGGGGTATTATTTCGTCGGGGATATGGTTAACGGGGCCTCATTGGTGGATTATACCTCTATCAATATCGAGTTCGCCGATGATATCGAGAGCCGATTGAAAAACCAGACGGCGGTGATCGTGGACGAGGAGGTTATCATGCCGGTATACAACCCGTGGGCGTTCGCCTATGGCAAGTTATCCGACGTATTGACCGCTATCAAGAAATCCTCTTAATACATAATGACATGAGGGTTTCTATAATTATAACGGGTGAGGAGATGGAGGTCGACAAGGTCATTCAGGAGAATTCCATACGAAAGGAGCTTGGCATGATCGATATATCCTCAAAGACCCCGGTTGGGACAAGAAAGAGAATCCCGGACACGGATACCAAGACATCCGTCTTCGGGGACTCGAAAATGTCACTTGATAAAGATAAATAGCGATGATAATAGACAATGCGTACTTCAAGGGAGACCTTAGGATACAGGGACTCGTGATACCGGAGGACGGGGGATTCTCCAATGAGGCTTCCAATGCCATATCGGAGAACGTGGTATGGTATATCGAGACCTACGGGGACGAGTACCTCGTCTCGCTCATGGGAGGATATTATGACTCATTCGTCGATTACGCCGATAATGGCAGGAAGGGAAACGACATGTTTGATTATATCCTAGGGATATTGAGATCGGATAGGTCTCCCATGGCTATGTATGTCTATTTTCATTACCAGAGAAACGAGACGCTAATATCCGTATCCTCCACGTCCGATGACGTGGACGTGAGGCGGATATTGGCGCATACCTCAAGGATGATGACCCAAGCTTGGAATAATATGGTGGATATCAACATCGGGATATCGGATCGCATAAGGGAGTCTTTCAAGGAGGACATGGATATTGACAGGAATATATTGACCCATATAAATGAGATGAATATATGAATGTCTTGGTGGATATATTCAGGGATATCGTCGCTGGCGTTTCAAAAGACGTTGGGTATATGGTCAATTACCAATTCGGTGATTGGCAATATATGGCCAAGACGCTTTCCGCCATGGGGAAGGCACCCGTAACGGCGGGAAGGAAATATCCTATGATAGGGTTATATTCCCCGTTCGACGAGGACAAGTCCAACCCTTCCTTAACGTCCGTGAGCCTTTCCTTGATAATAGCCGTGAATACGTTGGGGAATTATACCAATGAGGAGCGATTGGAGAAGTCCTTCAAGGCTACGTTGTATCCGGTTTATGACAGCCTTATAAGGAGGATATCCAACGATCGCAAGTTTGATATAGGCCCCGGGGCGATAGTATCCCATGTGAAGACCGATAATTTCAGGTATGGAAGGGCTGGCGTGTATGGCGAGGGGAAAAGCGAGTTCGACGATCGCATAGACGCTATTGATATTAAGGATTTAAGATTAAATGTAAAAAATATAACATGTAGATAATTATGGCAGTAAAAATGTTCAGGGACTGCGGTTCCGAGATTTTCAATACCGGCACGAGCAAGTGTCCGTTCGTTCCCGACTATATCAAGGCGATCATACTCACTCCGGTAGGTATGACGTTCAAGATATCCGATTTTGACACGAAGCTGGGAGAGTACGCCCACGCCGACCGTCCGAACCGTGTCTATCCGATCTCGACGATCGCTGAGTACGCCACTTCCGGAGGCGAGGCCCAGACATCCGCTACCGGTTATGGCTCGTCCAAGATCACGGGTTATAGCGAGCTTGTCGAGACTTACACGATGAACGATTATGACGAGGGCTTACGAACCAATCTCATGAAGCTCAAGAACGAGAGCATGAGGGTGATCTTCATCGACAAGAATAATGTCGTATATGGAGAGAAGACCGATACGGAAAGTGATTTCAGGGGATATGAGCTCGGTGCCGTTTATCCGGGTGGACAGAGGTTCAAGAGTTCCGGAGAGAACGCATCGCTTACGATCAACCTCGTTTATAAGGATGTTGAGAAAGCATGGATGAACGCTATATCTTTCACTAGCGATATCGATATCTTGGACGAGGCGAAGGGATTGGTCTGGGTGGATGTCAAGAAATTACCCGAAGGAGAGAATAAGTTTAAGGTGGTGGAGCATTACGGAGGTTTTGACCTTACCGAGATGTACGGGACGTTGTTAGGTAACTCCTCTGTATGGAATAACGCTTCTGCGGCTACTTATAACGCTGATGACGGCACTCTTACTTTGACCCCTTCATCCGGCACTCCCGCGCTCAAGAGGCCATCCGAGTTATACGCCGAGGACGTTAAAGGAATAGAGCAATGGTCATAAACGGGGTATCGTTCAATGATGAGGCTTGTCTCGGTATGGGAAGGAAGGCTTTCGTGAAGGCTCACGAGGGATCTTTCTTCCTTGACCGGGGAATGGCGGATCGAAGGAGGATACTATGTGACGCTTATGATATAATGGAGAGGAACCATGGGGACGATAGCGGGAGTGGCGAACGCCGTGAGGATGCTGGAGAAGAACTTCTGGCCGGAGGTTACGAACAGCTTGAGAGAGAGCGAGGGATTGATCCATGACTTGATCACTGATCAGTTGATAGCAGGTAGGGATGAGAACAACAAGCCTCTTCGTCCTACCTATCTTCAAGATCCTTATTTTGTCGAGACCACCAAGACCCCGAAGGCGGCGAGAGCCAAGGCCAGATGGTGGAGAGACATGAAAGAAGATATCACGCCGCCGGAGACATCCCCCATACTTCGATTTGCTCCGAGAAACAGGAATACCCCTAATTTGATTATTCGAGGAGATTATCATGACAGTATCACGCCGATCGTGCAAGGAGGAAAGGATGGTGGCAAGATCGTTACTAGGTCGATAGGATTTTATGCGGGTGATGATGCGCTTGAGTCTAAATACGGCCCAGCCCATTTAGGATTAACTAGAAAAGCCCGACTGTATCTTATAAAGAATAAGATCAAGCCGGCTATTCTTAAACTTCTTGAAAAATACAAATTCAAATGATAAAGCCGTGCAATTGCGCCTCGCAGAACAGGGCGATGGCTACATACGAGAACATAAGGAGGCTGGCTATCAAGATGGCCGCTTCCGATAAACGCATTTACGTGCTTATCCGTAAAACGGATGGCACGTTTGCCTTCGAGCCTATGAACGCTATAGAATCAAAGGGAAAGATCGTTGAGTACATTCATTATCTATGAGATATTATTAAAGACAATAAGATATGGCTAAAAAAAATGTTACTATATATCAGCACAGGGATATTAACGGGAATCCGGTGGCTAACTTGACTCCTGAGAGCGCCGTCTATGATAAAGACGGGAAGCGTCTTGATTACAAATTGGCAGGAATGGATATAGACAAAATAAAGGAGGCACAAGACGAAGCGTTGGAGTCTATAGCTGCCGCAGAGGAAAGCATGACCAAGAATATAGGCCTAGACACGTACCCTGTCTTCTCCGATACCAAGCCCTACGTAAAAGGCGATATCGTTAATTACGGCGGTCTCTTGTATGAGTTCACGGCTGATCATGAGGCGGGGGCGTGGATTGGCACGGACGCAAGGGAGACGAGCTTGAGGGAGGAAGTGAAGGAGGGCGTTGATAAGTTAGGAGACTTGATATATGGTAATTTTTTCACCATCCCTAGATCTGTCATATCTAGTGATGATGGCAGTGTCATAAAGCAATCTGAGATCAGCGATTACATCGTCACTCCGTTTATAATATTAAACAGGGATGAGGATCTTGTAGTCTCTGGATATATATCAACAGGCAATGCAGCTTTGCTGGCTTGGTATGATTCTGATAAAAAATTCATATCCAGTATATTTGAAGGAATGCCATCTGGATATTATAAAGATTTCCTTGTCAAGAAATCAGATTATCCCGCTAACGCCATGTTCATTAGGTGTACTGGAAGATCTTCTTTTGATTGTTATGTAAGGAATTTGACAGTAAAATACTTGCTGGAGGAAATGGATGGAAAGACTTGGCTGGATATGGGCCATTTATATCCTAACACGTTATTCAGTTCCAGTAAACAAGCGAGGGATTTGGTACCCGGTTACCTGAGAGTGCCGAATCTTACGATAAAATACCCCTTGACGAGATTGGATAATATAATAGAGGAGATATCGGTAGGTGTCAATGACTGGTCAGAGGATTACAACTGGAAGGGTGTGTCATTCAAAAATATCTCGGATGGATCTTATCTCTACGCCATCACCGATAGCGACAATAATATATTGTTTGCCATAGACAAGGAGGGAATTTGCCATTTCAAGAGTGATTTTAAGGATCGGTTTCAAGTTGTTGAGTCTGATTATCTCTACGCCATCACCGATAGCGACAATAATATATTGTTTGCCATAGACAAATATGGTAATATAGTCGGTAAGCGGGGGGATAGCGGCGTTTCCTCCTCGGTGATAAAAAACAATCTTGTGAACGAGAGTTTTTTATTGCCTATAAAAAGCGTGAAAAATTACGGCAAACAAGATGCGGAGTACTTGATAGATTTGGATTTCATGGGTAGGATCTCCGTGAAGGGACGGATACGAAACAATGTGAATGATTTAAACAAGGATGTCCCGTTTGCCACGTTTGAAAACCTTGGAAAGGTATCCCATACGCAGTCCATGAGACACGCTCTCCCGGCACAAGCCACGGAACTTATCAACGGAAAATCTTGCAATGCTCCTTTCGCAAGGCTACGTAGCGGCTTCGTTTGTGACGGGAAGGAGTTGATCTATGACAGGACACAGAAAGATGGTGGATCCTCCTCAAGGCGCCAAGGTGGCAGGAACAATATCTGTGGAGACAAGGTGATGCTGATTTGGTTCAAGGGTTTAGATGTCATCAATAAGGCTTATTCCATGACCGGGTACGAGACCGCCTCTGATTATCACATCCCCGAGGCTGTCGAATTTGGTGATGAGTACTCGATGCCGGTAATAATCGAGCCGGAGGATGGGATAGCTACCATAGACTTGTTGACTCCTCGAAGATTGTATTTCGTGACAGGTAATATAAGAAGATTGGTGGTATCTGGCAAGAGATCCGTGACAAGTTCTCCCGACACGGCTTGGGTATCGAACTCCCGGACATCCATCGTCGTGAATTGGGACGTTTCCTTGGATTCGTCTCCGGTGGATTTCTCGGGTGCGGGCATGAGCCCCACGGCAGGATCGGATACGCCGGTTTCTGGAGGTTATAGCACCATTGATGTTGACGGTGATGGTTACACCGTTTATAACACGGAGACAAGGGCGTTCAATAATTACATCCCTTACGAAGACTTAAAAGCTAGGGGTGAGTTATTCTCCCGATATCAAGACTTGTACATAAATATCTCCGATGATACGTTCACTATCGGGCGTGATGGAGGGGATACCATATTCTCCACGTCCTTACGTAAGGGCGACGGTGGATGGAAGAGCTTGAGGGAGTTTTATGAGGAGATGGTCCCTGTAACCCCTAGGGATAACAGCCCCCGGGAAGCATTCCCCCACTCGCCAATAGAGGCGTTGAGTGATTTTTACATCACGTTCTTTGATATGGGCTATAAAAAGGATTGCTCCTCGATTTTGCAAACAGGAAAGATTTACTTGATAGGAAAATATCCCCAATGCTTGACCCTTAATCCCATAGGTTCGGCGAATGCGCCCTATGACCTGCCCTTGGTGGATAGTTATGATTGCTATCCCTATTTCGTTTATGACAAGTACGATTGCCAAGAGCACGTCTTTGATTATATAGTGGGTGACACAAGTATAAAGCTATATGTTAACGGAGAGAAATTAGCGGAGATAAGCAAGAGCTCCCAGTTAAGGCTAGGTGGCCCATCCTCGGATATCCAATTTTACGATCTGGAGATAACGAAGGGACATCTGGGTGACGCCGAGGTGATGAGCGATGATTATTACCTCGTCTCCGGTAGGACCCCGTTCTGCCTTGGCATTATATGCCATAATATGTATGATACCTATCAAGGATCTAACCATCCATTGGATAATGGAGGGGCTGCTATAACCAAGATGATTGATGTGGCCAAGGAATTAAAATCCAAGGGATATGCCACGTTATCAATGCGTGAGTTCTCGGATTGGAAGGCCGGAAATTACCAGATACCTCCCAAGTCCGCTATCGTGGTATGTGACGACTGGCAATTACCAAGGAACTGGTTTGGCGAGTCCCCAGTCACCTATCGCAATAAGATGATGAATAAACCGGGCATTGATTTCAGGATCCGGGAAAGTTACCTAAAGTATGGCATGAAGGTGAATTTTGCTCAGGTCTGCGATAGGATGGAGAAGATCACGAGGGAGGATATCATAGGTGTAAGGATGATGGGATGCGGAGTTGGTGCGCATACGAGATGGCATAACGAGCCCATATGGAAGAAGCCGGTTCCCACCCTTTTTATCGAGTTGGAGGAGTGTCGGTACATAGCTTACGAGTATGGATTCGATGAGGATGTTTTTATATACAATAAGGCCGGGGGCGTGGTAATAGGACAACAGGATATCATTGATTACCTTGGATACTCCACGGCGTTTGGGCTGGGATCTCTTACGGATAAATATACAAGGAGTGTGACAAACAGATTCTCGACCAATAGATGTAATATAGGAGGGGATGATGAGATAAACGCATTATAATTAAAAAGAATAAAAATCATGAAAACAGTTGTTTTAAAATTAGAGGATGGAGCTATAGGAGATTTTGAAAAGATCGGTACTTATAGATTTAACCTTACGACAAATCTGACTATAGGGAATATTGGTTTAATCCGTATAAAAACCATCATGGGTGATGTCTCCAAGCTAAGTATATCCGGAGGGGATCTTTATGGTGATGAGACCGCTACGAATTATCTGGGAAAGACATGTTTGTTGGAACAGGGTGGTAATACGCTGTATTACAAATTGACGGATCAAAATGCCCCTTATATAGAGATAGACAATATTTATAACATAAATGGATTGGGTTATTTCTCTTATATGTTCGGGGATGGCGATAGCATGCCGGGAATTGTTATGCAAACATCGGATCTATATAAATTTCCGGAGTTGAACGAGGTGTGTTTTAGCCGAAGCCAGCTAAGAGGCCAATTGTCCGATATCCCTGAATCCGTCACGAACCTACGTCTCGAGTATAGGCTTATATATGGAACCCCAAGTGATATCAAGTCAAGATTTTTCACGCATCTGAGGCTTATGCAATCCAATATAACAGGGAACTACAGCGGATTTGAGGGAAAGACCATAAATACATTTATCGCCGAGATGCCATTGGTAGAGGGGGACTTGGCCAGCTTTACGAAAGTAAAAGGGCTAGGAACTTTCTCGATAGGAAATTACATAAACGGTAACCTTGTAACCGATGGTTATCCGGTCACGTGCTCCCTTGACGAGGATGTGTACTTCGAAAGCTTGGATCTATACTGCTCCAAACATGTGCACATGACTAGAGACACATTGTTGAGGACCTTTAGAAGCTTGACGAAAACCAAGTGGGGAGATAAGCCTTCTAACGCCAGCAATCAAGTTTATTTGACCACCACGATGGCCGAGTCTGAATATAATGACGACTCCGAGTTACAACTGGCGGCATCTTCATTGAGAGGCGTATTGAAAGGAGGTTTGAAAATTTATTTTATAGTTTAGTCGTAGATTCTTGAAAGATCATGTACCGCTACCTCTCCTACATATCCGACCTCGCTAACTGGGCCAAGTCCATCGCCGTTGTCACGGCGATGGACTTCGTGTCACCGGCAGGGGTATGATGTATGACAATGTTGTCAAACATCCTAGGATTCTTGTGTTTTGTCATATGATTTCGTAACATTGCGATGTTAACTTTAAAATGAAAGCTTATGAAACCTTATGATGTAGATGAAGCCATGGATGTTATAGAGAACGGTGGCGAGTATGGAACTTCTTACACTAATGAATGCTTTAGGGAACATGACATTCAAGAGGCGCATGATACCTTGGAAAGAGAGGGCTATAGCCAAGATTGCTACGGAAATTGGAGCAAGGATTGATTTCTTTGTTCGTCTTTAGTGAAGGAGACGATCCGAATTTGTGTTCGGGTCGTTTTTTTATCCTTAAATAGATGCATGATAGTTTATTATTCCTATATTTGGGGATAATATAAAACAGATAATTTAGAGCCTAAGAGCCATACCCGATAGAGTCACGTCTATGGGGTGTGGCTCTTTTTGTTTATGATTAAAGCTAATTTTATGGGATCATATTACACGACATGCGATGAGATACCTCTATGCAAGTTCATAGAGATGTACAAGGGAAATCTTAACGCCCTTATAAAAGGAGGGAGGACCAAGCCCACCGATGGGGAGTTAAGGAAAGCGGCGATGGGGCTTATTGACGAGTATTCCGTTATAACCGGGAACAAGAATATCGCTATCGAGATAGAGGATCGGTCAAGGACGGTGGATTGCAATATCAAGCTTATCCTGTTGGAGTCTGCGGATCATTTGATAGACGCTATGATGTACGCTGACGCTTCGGATATTCTTGGCAGGGTAGGTATCCGCATGCCGGAGGAGCCGGGAGAGCAAGATCTGATCGTCGCTAAAAAGAGAATCCAGTCCAAGATGTCGCAGGTGAAATATAGCCTGAGCGTTCTGGATAGGAACAAGTCTAAGGTGGTAGACCCCAAGGATAAAGATTTCACCCGTGAGAGGATGATCGTGTCCACCTATTTCAAGATGCGTATCGATCCAGACACGTTCACCGCGGCCGAGTACGGGAATATGATAAGGATTATGTTTAACCAATTAGAGGATATTAGGAATTATGGCGGGAAACGAGACTAAGATCACTGATATAGTAGGGAAAGAGGCGTTTGATCAACTGGAGCGTCTGGATAGGAAATTAGCGGATACGCAGAATGTCTATATCGGGTTGGTAAAAGAGATAGGGAAAGGGTTGACGATAAATCCCTCAAGCTTGTCAGAGTTGAACGCCAAGATCGAGGAGTACAAGAAAAATGTATCAGCGCTTAAAAGCACGATTGACACTCTCAATAAGACCAATGACCAGTACAAGAGAAAGATTGATGAGCTGATAGAGGTTAACAAGAGATATGCGGAAGCGGCTGGGAAAGTTCAAAATAGTTTAGATCAATCATCCTCTTCCATGGCCAAGGAATCAAACGCTATCTCGGAGAACATGAAAGCCAAGCAACAAGAGGTTGTCATAAGTCAGGAATTGAAGGGACTCATTGACCAGACATTGGGATCTAGGGAGGAGAATATACGCAGGGTCGCTCAAGAAAGGACGATATTGGCCCAACTATCCAAGGAGAAAAGCCAATTGAATAAAATGGAGAAAAGCGGGGCTATCTCAACTAAAGATGCCGTGCAAAAGAGGCAGGATCTGGTAAGGGCAGAATTGCTTCATCGAGAATCCTTGAGAGAACTGTTGAACATTCTTACGAATGAGACAAAAATGATCAACTCTGCCAACGATAGTTATCAAGAGCAATCGTTGCAATTGGAGAGGCTGAGAAAGGCGTATCGGATGCTTTCCACGGAAGCCGCTAACAGTAAGTTAGGAGTAGAGTTGCAAAAGAATATAGCGGCTTTGGATACTCAGGTAAAATCTGTTGATAAAAGTCTGGGACAGCATCAGAGAAACGTGGGTAATTATGTCTCCACTTGGGATGGAATGGGAAACGCAATCAATCAATTAACCCGTGAG